AGTCTTGCCCATAATTACTCTGAGACCATAAACGAAGTGAGTCAGATGATGACTGCCCTGTACTCCAAGAGCCACTACTCCAAGCACCTGCACCCCAGCCGCTAGTAGGAGTTTGATACTCTGGTCCTCCAGATATCTGATAGACAGCCCGAGGTGTTCCCCCATTCCCAGTATCTGAACTGTTAGCCGTTGCACTAGCTACAAACGAGTATGAATTAGCATTAATATATGTAATCTTGTGCTCAGTATTGAGGACTGCTGCGGTAATATTGCCGCCTCCACCTAAAGCAGTTGCACCGTTATAAGTTACGTAATCACCGTTAGCACAGCCATGAGAAGGTGCTGTAACCGTAATAACAGCTGACCCATTAGAAGCTGCAAAAGGGGTGGTTAAGTTAGTAGCTGTGCGTATAGGCGTGATGTCATAGTAATTACCACCACGAGAGATGTAAAACTTTGAATTTGTTCCAACACCTATAAGCGTAACTTGCCCAAGCGTTTCCCATGCCCATAGTGAACGACATACCCCTTCAAATGTAGATGAAGAGATTCTATTCCAACCACCTATTTTCTGAGGTGTGCCTTGACGAAACCGAATTTTGTTGCAGTCATACCATCCACCTTCTGTATAGTAGCGGGAATTTTCGCGGTTAACGCCTGACTTCACTACGAGTTTTTTAAGCATTACTTAGTCCTGTTTTAAAAACAACTCAGCTTCAGCGTTTCTACGTCTTGTTAAGCCTGCAAGTGGTTTGCCGCCTGCTTTATCCCAGCGTAGGAATTGCTTCGCTACTTCTGATTTAGGCTCACCCGCTTTAAGCATCTTGACAAGCGTTGAAGAAACGAAGTTCCCACTGCCGATGTTATAGCATAAAGAAACTAAAGCGTCATACTCATTCTGTGTAAGCTCAACACCTACCGTATTTACTGTGTGCTCGTAGGCGGCTACTGTTTTAGTAAGTAGCATTAATGCCGCTCCTTCATTTGGGAGAGCTTGGTTTGCTTTTACGGGGCTACCGTCTGCATAGCGCGTTGAGCCAATACCAATAGTCCAAACACCTGCTGGGCATTTATAAGAGATTAGTTTGCACCCTTCAAACTCTTTAATTAACTTTAACCCTTCAACACCAATTTTCATTTCTTCCCTCTCATTAGTAGTATGGTAGTGAGCTTTTGACTTAGGCGTATCATATCATTATCTAGCACACGAATCTGGTCAATTAACTCAATTAACGCATCAGTAGCTTCTTGCAGAATCGGCTTAACTATTGTGGTTACCCAAATCCAAACAAAGTACACGATGTACCCCATACCCCCAGCCGCTACGATAGGAAAGCCATACACATTGATATATTTTGCAATTGCTTCAGCGTCCATCATTCTACCTTCTTGATTGGTTTTTCTGGTGGTATTTCGAGTGCCTGCGACACTAAACTGTCGATATTGAGGATGTCGTTTGACATCCCCGTCACTCGTTTATCAAGTTGCTTGATAATACCGATAAGGCTTTTAATCTTTTCAAGCACACTATCAAGCAGAAACTTTAGCGTCAGAAATACAAAGTACATCCCAAGACAGGATGAACCAATAGGAAACCCAACATCTGTTATGAATTGAAGGATTTCCATGCTTTAAGTAATTTGTTCATTGTTAATTACCTTCATAATAAGTTCAATTTCTTCATCAATTGTCATACCATTTGCAATAATAACATCTGCGTCGGTGGGTGGTATAAAAATAGCGTTGGTATCTTCGTACCGGCACGTTTTATTTCGGTCTACAAAAATAGTGAAATCCGCATTAAACGCATCGCGTGTTTCTTCTGTCGGGCATATAAAATCTGCAATCGCATAATAACCTGCTTTACATACACAGTCGCATAAAAACTTCATGCGTATAGCCTGCTGAATTCGGTCTGCGTGGGAAAACCCTAAATCTCTACTGATATTTTGACGTACAGCATCCGCATTAAAATGCACTGCGTTTAGTCTATGTGCTAGAGCTTTGCCAAGAGTGGTTTTCCCACTCCCAGCAAGTCCCATTATAAGGATTTTCATAGTAAAGCGTCTAACTCATCGTGTGTTGTTGCAGCTTCAATAGCTGTAGTTTTTAGTATTAGTGCAGTTTTAGCATCTTCAACAACTGTCGGTTCGTACTGTTCTGCGGGATTGTCGTTGATTTGTAATTGTGCTTGTTGTTGTACCACTTGCTGAAACTTTGATTTTTCCTGTGAAATCATGCTTGATTTACGGTCTTCAACTGAGATTTCATAAGTATCCCAAATAATTTCAATTGGGCGTTTAGTTAAATCAAAACGATGCTCTGTGTAACCTTGACGATGTGGAACTAATACTGGACGTACTTCAATAGCATCATGCCATCCTGCTTCACCTTCTGGTGGAGGTGTGTCCCATACTTGCAGTACGTTGTTGTTATCGTCTAATTTAATATGTAATGTCATTGTTTTTTTCCTGTTTATGATTTGAGTGCTAATACTGCCTTCTCAGCAGATACTTTTTTCCAAGTAGTTAATGAGCCGACTTGTTTAGGAGATGAATAAGCTGTTGTGTTACCTAATCCAAGTTGACCTTGCAAATTCCTCCCCCAAGCCCATAAAGTGCCGTTTGTTTTGATTCCTATTGAAGCATAAGCACTACAGCAAATAGATAACCAATCTGTTAAAGCTCCAACTTGAACAGGTGAGCTAAAAGCGTATGTTGTATTTCCTAAACCTAATTGACCATTTGCGTTAATACCCCATCCCCACAATGTACCATTAGTTTTAACCGCTAATGCAGAGTTGTTTGAAGACGATACATTATCCCATGTAGTTAATGAGCCGACTTGTTTAGGAGATGAATAAACTGCTGTGTTACCTAATCCAAGTTGACCTTGCGAGTTTTGTCCCCATGTCCAAAGTGTACCGTTAGTTTTAACTGCCGAAATACCTTGACTATTTAGTGTTGGTGATAATACTCTCCAATCTGTTAATAACCCTACTTGCTTAGGTGAGGAATAAGAAACGGTATTACCTAGCCCTAATTGACCTTGATTGTTGACACCCCACGCCCACAATGTACCATTAGATTTAACCGCTAATGCAGAGCTGGCAAACATATAAACACTGGCCCAGTCAGCCAACGCGCCTATTTGTTTAGGAGATGAATAGTTTGTTGTATTTCCAAGACCTAATTGACCAGCGTTATTTCTACCCCAAGACCATATTGTTCCATTTGCTTTTATTGCAAGCGTATTATAATACCCGCAAGATACAGATAACCAATTAGTTAAAGCACCAACTTGCTTAGGTGAAGAATAATTAGTTAGATTCCCTAAACCAAGCTGACCAACTTGATTTCTACCCCATGTCCAAAGTGTACCATTGGTTTTTACTGCTGCTGAAATAACATAACAAGTCGAAATAGATAACCAATCAGTTAATGCCCCAACTTGTTTTGGAGATGAGAAATAGGTTGTATTTCCTAAACCTAACATACCAAAATCATTTTTACCCCACGCCCATAAGCCTTTAAGCGTGACAGGTTGTGGCCACGTCCCCGCTCTAATGTAAGGTAGAGCTTGTTCCATTGTCCAAACACCAGAAGCCGAGCCGCCTTCTCCACCCACAGGAGGTGTTACCGTAGGAGCGGTTTTAGAAATTATCCCGCCAACATATTTAGTTGCCATACTTTTCCTTCAACAGATTGCAAACATTGCTTAAAGGCGCAGTCCAATCACCATAGGTTTCTTGGCGAATAAGACGCATTGAATTGTAATAAGGTGTTTTATCACCTTCCATCGCATAAAGAAAATAAGGCATCACAGGCGTAATTACCCATGTTTCAATACCCATAGCCGCTGCAAGATGACTCACAGATGTACATGAGCTAATCACAAGGTCACAACTAGATACCGCGCTGCGTGTATCATGCCATGAATCTAAATTAACTGCTTTAATCCAAGCTGGACGAAACTCCTCACCCTCATCACGCTGAAGTGATACAAACTCAGCATTTACATCGCTATCTTGCAATGCTTTAAATAATAACTCATGCGGGAATAACTTGTGGTGCTGGTCTTCAAAGGCTTTATTACCCGACCAACGCACACCAATACGAAGTTTGTGTCCACGAATTACGTTTGCTTTTTCAATATACGATTTACCAGAAATATCAGAAAGCTCAAAACCAAGTGGTACAACAGCCGACATTCCAGCCACCCACGCATCGTGATAAACACCATACTCCGCGCCATGTTGCACAACAGCAGATACGCCAGCAATTTCATTCATTAACGGTACAAGTGAGCCAGTGCATGAAATAACTACACGGTTTCCTAAATCTGCAATGTTTTTAGCAAAACGAATTTGATGTATTTGGTCGCCAAGTCCGCCTTCAAGATAAAGCAGTATCGTGCCTTTAGTTTTGCCGTCCCATTGTGGAGCTTGGGTTTCTGGATGACGATTACCAAATACCCCCACAATACGCCCTCTATCCATTAGCTGATAGCCTTTTTGAATCATACCTTGACGCAAATAGTACCAACCGCTGTTATAAGCCGCGCGATGATTTGTAGGTTCATCTCTTTCTAATTTTTGAGTAATACGCCAACCTTCTTCAAAATTACCCGTCGTAGCCGCAGCTAGTTGCAAATCGAGGTCATGTAACTCTGGGAATGTGCGAGGGACATCAAGCCAAAACTCTGGCTGGCAAAATGCGCTGTAATGATGCTTTAAAACGTCTTTTGGATTGTCACTATGCTGACGTTCAAGTTTAGGCTTAACATCGTGCATACCCTCATATCCGTGCAAGTTCTCGTCATCTTCGCTGACTGTGCTGCCGTCAATATTAGATAAGTCATAATCAAAAGAATCTAAACCAAGAAAATCGTGAATGCGTTTTAGTTGCTCTTTTGGATTTGACAGCAAATCCTCGTACTCAACAAATAAAAAACACTCTGGTGCAAAATGATAGCCTTCCTGTAGCGAAATATAAGCCGCTTTTAAGTGGTCAGATAACTGACCTGTCGCCATGAAATCATCTAAGTTTTCTGGTTTTGCAACACGAACAAAAGAAGCCATACAGTCGGGTACGCTACGCACCGTTGCAATAATTTTAGGTTCGTGGTCAAGCACCTGTGACATTGCGCTCATAATGGTCGGAATAGGCCACCCACGTCCTTTATCAATTACCACAGGTTTATCTGTATCATCATAAAACGCATCAATTACGCCACGCATAGTTTGTGCAAGGCGTTTTCTATCTGGGTCATTCTCGTTAAGAAGACCTGCGCTGTGCCATGTGTTTGCAAGACCATCTAAAGCGTGTACTAACCCAGATGTGGTACTGACATGAGTTTGTGGATTCTGGTTTAAAATAGCCGCCAATACCGTTGAACCGCTACGAGGAATCCCCGATAAAAAATGTAATGTTTTTTTCATAGTTATGATTTGAGTGCTAATGAAGAATATCTAGCGCAAGATATAGCCAACCAACTAGTTAATGCGCCTACT